CTAAGGGCTAGGACACCACCCTTTCACGGTGGTGATACGGGTTCGAATCCCGTACGGGCTACTTCCGGGAGTATTACTCCCATTTGAAAAGGATTGTTCAACAATGAGCAATCCTTTTTCTTTTAGTATCAGTTCATTATGCCGGAAAAGAAAGTGCAGGTAAGGTGTTCGGAAAATGCCATCTCTGTATGATAAAGAATTGCCGAACACAAGATTTAAGAAGGCCGTTTTCTTTATTAATGGCAGGTTGTGAAATAGCTCCTTTGTGTCTGAAAGTTTGGGTAATAACTCATCCATTATTGAATAATAATTTCTGCTGTTACTGTTAAGCTCAGCTATCTGCGTTTGCATCCGTTGCTCATCTGCCTTCAATTCATTCATCACTTTGTTATACACCTTTTCCGATATATCCGGTTGCAATAAGAACCGTTCCTGCGTGGCTGATATCTTATCCTGTATTTTTTGTAGGCTCAGCTTCGCCCTCATCAGATCGCCACCTTTATTATTCAATCTTTCATCTATTAATGTCGTTAACCGGGCTGCCGTATCTTTCACAAGCTCTTTTGGAAAGGATAATAATTCTAAAACCTCATCCATCTGCTTGTGCAATTTTACTGCTGAATAATTCTTTCTGTGAACCCGACACAAATAGTAATGGTAGTACCTGCCGGATTTTCCCTTTGACTTATCCGAGGACAATTTAAGGCCGCAGTGACAATGCAATGCTCCTTTTAAATAAACATTGTCGTGCCTCTGCGTTGCCCTGGTCCTTCCAGATAATTTTTCCTGTACAATCCAGTAATCGTTTTCTGAAATAATTGGTGCATGAATGGCCTTTATTATTGCTGGTGGATTATGACCATGCTTTGGTAACTGTATCAGACCTGCATAAAGTGGATTGGATAATATCCTGCGAACGGTAGAATTACCTTTTAGCTTCATTCCGTTGGCAGCTATTTGCTTTCTTATTTCTTCCTGCTCCATTCCTGCCAGGTAAGAGCGGAAAACGAGGCGAATCAAATATGCCTTTTCCTCATCTATTGATAAAACTGGCTTCCCGTTAGTATCTCTTGCATTAATATAGCCGTATGGCGCTTTGTTAACCCACCGGCCACTTGCCATCGATGTGTAAAGGCCATCTGATGTTCTTTTGCGGATTTTCTTAAGTTCATAGTTGCTGAACATAAGTTCCATTATCCGGCGCAAATCAGTCCCAAAATCCTCTGTATCTAAATCTATTGGGTCTGTAACAGTGAGAATCTTTACGCCGGTTCTTTTCTGTATCTCATCCATCTTTGTCAACGCTTCCGCCAGGTTGGCACGGCTAAACCGGTCCATTGCGTAAATAACGAGATACTTTACTTTCCTATTTGCTTTGAGGTATTGTTCGACCTGTTTCCATTCTTTGCGTTGAAAGTTGAAAGCAGACTGTCCGTTGTCAATAAATATTTTGTGTAGATTCAGATTGTTGCGTTCACAGTAGGCTGTAATATCAGCTATCTGGCCGGGAATGGAGTTCTGGCTCTGATCTTCCGTGGATATCCTTGCATAACCGATAGCCTCCATTATTTACCCTTTTTATTGCCATACTCCAGTTCTATTGCTTTCACTGCTTCCTGCAATAGTGTTATAGATCCTTTCATTTCAGTTACCCGCTTCATCTTTATCTCGAAGCCGAAAAACCAGTTCATATTGATACCCCAGAGTTTACCTGCCTTTTGTAAGTGCTTTTGTTGGAAGGATTGTTTGCCTGTTCTTATTTGAGAAAGGTTATTAATATTGAACCCAACCTGCAGGAGGAAATCGTTCTTATCTTTCACTTCTTTGGTTGAAATGAGGTAATCCATCAGCTCCAGCATTCGGGCATCCCAGATAGGTAATATGATCGGTTTTGATTTCACCATTGAGCCATTTTTTCTCTCATAAATTTGTTAAGCATGGCAATAGTGATTCCTATGTTCATATTGAATCTGTCGGCAGTTATTTGATAAATTTTTTTGGTCTTTCCTATGCATTCCTCAAAATAAAAAGTATCCCCTTTAAAATCATCCCACAAAAAGTCAGATATCTCATACTTATATTTACCGTCTTTGCAACTTAAAGTCAGTGTGTAGCTAACCAAGCCATTGGGTTCTTTGCTATAAATTGGCATTTTCATATTAAAACCAGCCTTGACTACGATTATGCCTTGTGATTCATCTTTCAGTTTTATGACCTCATTTGCATTATTATAATCCTTGGCAATCCACAATAAAAGCCTGTCAAAAACCTCCTTTTTTGTTAGTGAGCTATCTGTGTTTTCAATAGATGAATAAAATACTTTTCCATCTTTAACTGGTAATTCAACCTGACTATGAGACTTGAATGAAAGCAATAAAATAGATATTGAGAATAGTATTGTAATAAGCATACATCCGGAATTAGAATTGTATTCAACCGGTTGCTTTTTTTCTTTCTTTTGACTCTTTCTCAAATAAGAAAAAACGAAAGTTCCTGTTTTTCTTTTGAGATGCCCTTTTACTTTTTCGATAGCCATAAATCAATTTATTACTGTTAATTCATTTGGTTTATAAATGCCAGTCACCTTGAATAGTTTCCGAACATTGTCTATTGATATGTTGAATGGTGGGTAGCACAACTTACCAACCCTTGGACCGTTCTCAAACTTCATAGTATTGTCACTAACGCATTCGTAAAAACCGCTGTCCTGATTATCATCTTTATAAAACAGTCGCTTAATCCACAGGTCATTTCCCTTTTCAATTACATACACACTTCCAGGCGTGATCTGCTTATCCTCTATTTCCCTTATGCCAATGATGGCACCGGAAGGATAGTTTGGGGTCATACTATTGCCGGATATTCTGATGGCATATTGGGAGCCTTTAAACAGGTCTGATATATGTAATACCCCTTCATTCTTTTTTACTGGCAAAATTTCCGCTGTCTGGCTGGTGCCTGCGGATGCCCCTATTTCATAGTAAGTCAATGAATTTTCTTTAGCGTTTTTAAGGTTTCGGCGCTTTTCTGTGTAAGGTTGAGAACTATTGTTTTCGTCAAAAAACTGCTTTATTATGAGAAAATCCTCTGTTTTTGGTTGAGAACCTCTTTGTTCCCAAGCATTAATTCTCCCCTTTGGAATTCCAGTCTTGTCGGATAGATCCTGTTGACTGATTCCCAATGATTCACGAAGTTTTTTTATGTCCAAAACGGCTTTCATGTGGATAACTATGTGAATAAATTTGTTCTCAAATAGTTTTCATTTGAAAACATTTGTTCTTATATTTGTCATGCAATTGAACAACAAAGTAACAACATTTTATTAAATGGACAATATCAAAATCATAAAAAGACAGTTGGCAGCTATCACCTCAAAACTCGGCTGTGATGACAGAATCATGGCGGCGGTTCACTTAGGCTGCCACATTGAAACAGTCAACAGGTATTTGCGTGGCGAGGTTAGAAAAGAAGCTACAGGGCTTCAATTACTTGGGTTCTTGAAAAACAGAATTGCAGAAAGAGAAAAAGCAATTGCGTAATGGCGGCATCTGCAAACGATATGGTGGAATTTTTGGCGCAAGCTCTTTTTGAGATGATAGAGCAACAAATAAAAGCAAAAGCCGCCAGCGGTAACTGACGGCTTTCAATAAAATAAAAATAAAGACATGGCAAAGCTAATCAAATTTTACGAAACAATCATTGACGAATTAGGTATTGAAATTATTGTTGGTGGTACTATTGAAAGTAACGTCTCACAAATAGAGGAAGGCCACGGCTACCATGAAGTAGGCGGCGGCTACGATGTAACCCTTACATCGGTTGAGGTAGTAATAGCAGGTAAAGGCATTGACATCTTACCTCAGCTATCTCAAAAACAAATCAACAAAATTATTGATGAAATAAATGTAGAGGAGGTAAGTCATGTCTGACACTCAATTGCTAAATGGCATCAAAGACACTATTGTCAGCGGTAGTCAATCCGATGCCGTTAACCTGCTTCGCCAATATCAGATTGACCATTACACAGAAAGACTGGAGCAAGCCAGAATACAAGGCAATGACGGAGCTGTTTCATTCCTGAGAACTGAATTATTTAACCTCAAAAAACAACCCTGTGAATCCTAATCAAATAATCATGCTGGTAATAATTATCTGTGGTGTATTGAATATAGTTCTGCTTAGATATGCAGTAATCAGCCGAAAAGAATATCTGAACCTGAAACATAAATGGGATAAGCTCCCACGGGTGACAAAAAGAAGTATCTCAAACAATTAATCCGGAACGTGGCAGAAATCCGAATGAACCACTTCAATAGGTAGCCTGCCGGATTATTTCAAAAAAATGTTTTGATGGTTAATGGTGTAAGTACGGAACCGGAGATTCGGCCGGTTCCATTTTAAAGTAATCAATAAAATAAAATAAACTATGGCTATTAATGCAACTAATTCCGGCACACAACGGGAACTCATCCCTGCCGGTAATTACATCGCAAGATGTTACCAAATGATTGAAATAGGTACAGTAGATGAAGTGATAATGGGGGAAACAAAAACACTTCGCAAAGTTCGCATCGGCTGGGAACTGCCGGAAGAAACGAGAGTATTTAACGAAGAAAAAGGAGAACAACCTTTTGTTATATCACAAGAGTTCACTCTGTCAATGAATGAGAAAGCCAATCTGCGTAAAATGCTGGCAAGCTGGCGGGGTAAGGACTTCACCGAGGAAGAAGCTAAGTGCTTCGATATATCAAAACTATTGGGTGTGGCCTGTATGCTGAATGTAATTCACAAGCCCTCAAAAAAAGACCCGACAAAGATTTACGAACAAATCGGTTCAGTATCTCCATTGCCAAAATCAGTAAAGGCTCCCGACCAGGTGAATAAAACTATCAAGCTAGAGTATGACAACTTCAACTGGGATGTTTTTAACTCAATGCCTGATTTTATTAAAACCAAAATGAGGAGTTCAACTGAATTTGCAACACTGCAACAACCTGAACACACAGATATCCCAAACCCGGCTGATATCACAGAACCAATTGACGACTTACCCTTTTAACCAATCAAACATATATCATGCACAAATCATTGTATGAAATACAGGCGGAGTACGCTGAGCTTACGGCTCAGCTACTTGATGCCGATGGGGAGTTAACCCCGGAAATGGAAATGGCACTGCTGATTAACCAGGAGGAATTAGAAAAGAAAGCAGAGGCCTACGCCTTACGAATTATTGAATTCAATGGGCTGTCAAATATGATTAAGGCAGAAGCTGAACGCCTGGCTAAACGAGCTGCTCAATATGAAAAAACTGCCGAACATCTTAAGTCAATCATTGATGCTGCAATGAAGCAGTATAATGTTGACAAGATCAAAACTGACAAGGTTACTCTCTCCTACCGTAAAAGCAAATCAGTTGAAATACCAGAAGGATTTGCAGACAGCATTTTGAAATATGTAAGCATTGAAGCGAAGATGAATGTGGATGCTCTGGTAAGTGCCAAGGAAGCTGCTGATGCTGCCGGGGAAACCTTTGAAGCTCCAACAGAACAACAATTGAAATACTTCAAGCTGAAAGCTGAGTTGAGTAAAACACTGTTGAAAGAAGATTTGGAGGCAGGGGTAACTATTGGAGATGTTTTATTAATTGAAAAGAAAAACCTGCAAATCAAATGACACCGCTTGAAACTATAATCAACCTGATAAGGGAAGGAAACAAAGTCATGTTTGACGATGCTGTCCGGATTAAGCTATCCCCTCATTCATGGCCAATAAATATCTACGGTGTATGGGTAGTGAATAGTTGTGTCTGGCTATTGAATAGCGATGGAAACTGGCACAAGCTGGAAACTACAGACAGGAATTTTCAAGCAGTTGCAAACTCAATTATTCAAAGGTTAAAATCATTATCAAGTGTTAAAAATTGAAGCAATATCAGTAGATGCCATATTGAAGGAATGTGAGCAGATCCAGTCTTTCCTTGAAGCGGACTATCCAATTGACGAACCCGCAGCTTGTGAAGCCAAAGGAAAAGATTTGGAGGTGTATATGGCACGGAGCGGCAAGATGTTGGCTGATGCTAAGTACTGGCAGGACCAGTTTGTAAACAGTGCAATTTCTGAAACAGTTAAAGAGGCACTGATGGCTCAAAAGATGTGGAGCATATCATTGGTGAATAAAAAAGTAGATGCTCTGGCAAAAGACTATAACTATTTAGTCAACTGGTGCGACAGAATTAACAGGACCTGCACTCATCAGCTCGACTTTATCAGAACAATGCTTTCAAAACACAAGGCAGAAATGCAGATGAATGGATATGGAAGATAAGTATCTATTGTGTGACATAACCGGTCCTTATTCAAGAATAGAATACGGGAAGAAGGGCGATAAGGTTATTCATTTGGGCACACAGAATGAATTTGAATTAGTTGAGTTGAATGGTGAAAGGTTTCATGTGAGAAAAGAAAATATATCTGAAACTCCAGTTGAAACAGAAATAAAATCTGAACCCGAAGTGAAAAAAGAAAAAACTGTCATTAAACAACATTCAAAACCCGGCCGTGCAAAAAAGCAAGTCACACCGGATAAACAAATCAATCTTTTCTAATGGAAAATAACAATCAACCAATCATTGCCACTGGCGATGAAACTAATGGTCAATCAGTAGTTGTCGCTGAATCTGCACCAACATTTGAACAGGTCAAGGAAGATGTGATTGCCCGCTGCAAAAAGCATGGCGCCTGTCAGCCTGAATTTAAAAGAATTCTTGATTCAAGTGACTTTCAATCACTCCTGCAGGTTCTGAAGGATAATATGAATTGGTGTCTGAAAGAAAAAATGATTGATGCCGATTACCTGGAATTAATGTTCGGCAAAGAGCTGCTATGGAGCAACCATATATATACATCAGGTACGAATAGTGTCCGCCTGAGCGAAGCGAAGGCGGTTGTGGTTACGTTGGGCAGCAGCCAGAACACCATTAAATCGTGGGACAGCAGCCAGAACACCATTGAATCGTGGGACAGCAGCCAGAACACCATTAAATCGTTGGGCAGCAGCCAGAACACCATTAAATCGTGGGACAGCAGCCAGAACACCATTGAATCGTGGGACAGCAGCCAGAACACCATTAAATCGTGGGACAGCAGCCAGAACACCGCAGCTGTAGGTGCCTCATCGTCTGCACACATTGCCGACTATAATTCAGCAAAAACAAAGTATGAATTGACTGATGGCGACTGTCCTCTTATCAAACACCTAACCGAAAAGAAGGTGTTTGTAAAAACTTCTGCCTTCACAATTGAGCAAATCAATTAATCAATCCAAATAAAACCGTTATGGCAAAGAAAAAAATAGAGGAAAAAGAATTGTCTGCAATTGAAATTATTGCTGCAAAACTCAAAGATGATTTCTGTAATTATTCATACGAATTAACAGAAGGCGTTACTGCCGGCGACATCTGCAACCGAAGCGGCGCTTCCATCGTGCATGATGATATGAAACTGGCTTTCAAAAAACTGAACGTACACCTGGCCGTGATCTGTGAGGAGATATCTCCCAATGAAATTGATATTGATAATCTCCCTGATATTACTGATGAAACTTTGAAAGGCAAGGAGAAAACACTTGCCCGCCGCATTGATTCATTCGCTGTTTCCGCTTTCAAAATTGACGGGACTGGTGAAAACGAAGGTGTGGTACTGATAGGCACTAAACGGCTTTCAACAGGAGATATATTGAAGCTGGAAGCCCCTAAAGTAAAGTGGAGTGAGAACTATGACTTTATTAATGAGCTGATGGCCGATGTGAGTGATTGTAAGAATGAAGTGGAAGAGTATATGAATGGAAAAACCGCTCCTAAAATGGTACAGCAGGAATTATTTGAGGATGATGAAAATTCAAACCAATAAAATTAAGAAATGAAATATTTGAAAATACAAAACGATGGTGAACTCGATATCAGGCTTGTAGCTCTGATGGGTGGCACTACCAAGGCCAATGACAAGTTCAAAATAGGCCAATTTGGGACCGGGTTAAAATATACCCTTGCTTTTCTGTACAGGAACAATCTTGACTTTAAAATTTTTGCTGGTGATTCTGAAGTAAAACTGCATACTGAAAAAGAGATCATTCGTGGTGAAGAGTTTGAGATTATTTGCATTAACGGGCAACGAACTTCCATCACTACAAAAATGGGTGAGGATTGGCTGGCATGGATGATTATTCGGGAGTTATGGTGTAACGCTCTGGATGAAGGAGGAGCTTGTAAAGAGGTTACTGATGATATTTCCGGAGCTAAGGGCAAGACTACATTTTTTATTCAAACTGACAGCTTGATATCAAATGTTCTTAAAGATTGGGATAAGTACTTCATTCACGACAAATATCCTCTTTTTGAAAATGGCGTTTACAAAGTTTATCCAGGTGGCAACACATTGCGTTTTTACAAAAATGGAGTGTTGATTTTTGAGGATGAAAAGCACATTGCACCGTTGCAACTGGAAGCTATTCACAGAATTATTAACCTATGGAGTAATCCAGGTGACACCGTATTTACTCCCTTCCTTGGTATCGGCTCTGAATGTTATATGGCTATCCGTAACAACCGGAAGTGTATAGGCATTGAATTAAAGGATAGCTACTTTGATGTGGCAGTAAAGAATTGCAGGGCTGCTGTAAATAAAAAATCACAATTACCATTATGGGAGGAGGCGGTTGCGTGAAAAAATATTACACCATAAGGATAAATGCAACCAATAAGGTTGGCATCTGGTATCAAGGTAAGATTGGCCGTGAATATGAAGCAACATTGGAAGCCAAGATCAATGAAAGCGGCAAGACTGCAACGGCAGTATTTATGGTAAATCCCTGCCAGTTTGTTTACCCTATCGACTGCGAAGTGATAGCTGAAAAAATTGTTGAACCAACACTAAGTAAAGGAAAATGAGTTTAAGAGTATTAGATAAAGGCAGTGAATTCCATATATATATTGACTTTGGGAATTTCTTTAAACGAAATCTCGAAGCAGTAAAAGAATTACCCGGCCGCCGGTGGATTAACGGAGAAAATAAATATTGGTGGGTGCCTGGTTCTGCAAGGGTTCAGGTTGAATCATTACAAGAATCTCATAGGGCTGTAATTATTCAACCTGCAGATGCCCGACCTGAGATGATTAGCGAAATACCACCAATGGCAGAATTGGAAATTGACCTGCCATGGAAAGAAGGTGTTATACCCCGTCCCTATCAATTAACTGGTATTGCACAGGCCATGAAATTTGAGAAATGCCTGAATGGAGATGAACAGGGCCTTGGTAAAACAATGCAATCTATCGGCACCATGTTAGGTCTGGAAGCAACCGGCCGCAATCCCTTTCCTTGCTTAGTTGTTTGTCCCTCATCCATGAAGGGAACATGGAAAAGGGAATGGGAAAAATTCAGCCACAAACGGGCAATGATACTGGATAGTTCAATGTCAGCCCAACAAAGAAAGAACTGGTTTAGCTATGTGTCACATGGAATGATCGATGTGGTCATTGTTAACTATGAATCACTGAATACTTTTTGTGTTGAATCCTATCCTAATGAAAAATTAAAGAATGGAAGGCGCAAACCGTGGAGGGCAATGGATGTGGTGTTAAAGCAATTCATGGCTAAATTCCGGGCTGGCATATTGGACGAAAGTCATCGCTGCAAAGATCCTAATACTAATCAAAGTAAATTCATTTTAAGAATTTTCAATGGCCTTCAGTATCGGGTATTATTATCAGGTACACCTGTAGTAAATAAACCAATTGATCTGTTCCCGCAACTAGCCATCCTTGGTAAGTTGTCAGATTTTGGCAATAAGGACGGATTTCTTGACCGCTACTGCGATGGCGGTACGGGCGCAAATAATCTGAAAGAACTCAATTACAAATTAAACCTTCATTGTTTTTTCAGAAGGGAAAAGAAAGAGGTTGCCAAAGACCTTCCAGATAAGCAGCGGCAGACTATCCTTTGCGACATTACAACACGGACGGAGTATAATAAATGCAAGGCAGATTTTGAGCAGTTCCTACGGGATAGCGGATGTGATGATAAAGAAGTTGCCAGGAAGATGCGAGGTGAGATAATGGTCCAGATGATGAAGCTGAAACAGATTGCCGGCCGTGGTAAGATGAATGAAGTAAAAGAGTTTGTGAATGAGGTTTTAGAAAGCGGCAATAAGCTGATTCTATTCTGTCATTTGCATGAAATTGTAGATGAGTGCCTGAACCTGTGGCCGAATGCAGTTACAGTTACCGGCCGTGATAATTCAAAGCAAAGACAGGTCAATATTGATGCTTTCCAGAATGACCCTGATTGCAAGCTGATAATATGCAATCATAAGGCTGCCGGTGTGGGTATTACCCTCACAGCATCATCAAGAGTTGCCTTTATTGAATATCCCTGGACGTATGCGGACTGTGTACAGTGTGAAGACAGGGCACACCGTATTGGCCAAAAAAACAATGTGATGTGTACTTACTTCTTAGGTCAAGATACTATTGACGAGCGGATGTGGGAGATAATATCTACCAAGATGACTATCGGCAACACAATTACCGGTGCAACTGATGATATGGACAGCATGGAAATGATTGACAAAACACTTCAACTATTTAATATTTAAAATCATGGCAAAGAAAAACTATCAAAAAGTAAATGCCTGGAATGTCAGCATTTTATCTGAAGGCGCAGATTCAGCTATTATGACGTTACAGGGTAAAAATTCAAAGGGAACCGCAATAACAGTAACGGTAAAGATTTCAGATTATGAATTTCCCCGGATGATAAGTGACATGGCGAAAATTGGTAAAGCAAGAGTTGAAAACGCAAATAACCTAAACAGGAGAATTATCAACTCAGTAAATCAATAACTATGGACAATATTGAACTACAACGGCGGCATGATTTCCTTGTTGACAAAGTCCGCAAGATGTTGGCAGCACAAAAGGCCTATTTCAAAAGCAATAAAGATATACAGCTATTGAAAATATCAAAAGCATTAGAAAAAGAAGTGGATGATATTGTTAACCCAAAGCCTGTAAGCCAGGCGCAATTAGATTTTTTAGCGAGATAGAAGTAAGGATATGCCACCAAAGAAAACAGAGGATAAGGAAGGTTACATACCATTAAAACGCAGGTTTTTCAATCATAAGTTCTGGACTGAAGACCGTGTTTACTCGAAGGCCGAAGCTTGGCTGGACCTGATTCAGGCAGCAAGATTTGAGGTTTCGCAGGGCAAGCAGCTAATCGGTATGAAGATGATATTATGGAATAGAGGTGAGCTTGTCGCCAGTGTTAGGTATTTATCAGTGAGATGGAAATGGAGTTTGGGGAAAGTAATGAGGTTTTTAGAGTTATTGGAGGATGAAATGATGATTACCAGGCGGCAGGAATTCGGCCAAACTATAATAAGTCTTCTAAACTATGATGTGTACAATGGAGGCAAAGTAGTAACGGAACGCAAAACGGAACACCTAACTAATTCAGGTTTAAAGGATAGTGAGGAAGAGCGATACGGCAATAGACACACGGCCGGAACAGGAGCGGAACAGGGGCGGAACGAAACTAATAAAGTAAATAAAGAGAAAGAATGTATGGGCATAAATGCCACTACCCACACCCCTGAAGAGTTGAAGATGTTTGAAGCATTTACAGGCTGGGTTATAAAAAATGCTGTAAATGTCAGCAAAATGAAGGAGCCATTCACAATTGAACAATACCTGCAACTCAGGAAAAAGATACCTGACCGTGAAAAAGTACAGGAGCTGTTGTTGAAAATGCACAACTGGAAACCGTTACTGCAAAAAAACAATTCTGCTTATCTGACCATACTGAACTGGAGCCGCAACGATTACAACAATTCAACAAAACAACCTGTAAAAGCAAATAAGGAAGTAGTGATATGATCAGCCAGAATACGATAGATGAGATAAAGCAGCGAATGGATGTTGCAGATGTGGTGAAGGATTTTGTAAAGCTGAAAAAGCAGGGGACTAACCTGGTTGGCCTGTGTCCTTTTCACAATGAAAAAACACCTTCATTCACTATCTCACCGGCAAAGCAGATTTATAAATGTTTTGGTTGTGGCAAGTCTGGTGATGCCATTCAATTCATCATTGACCATGAGCAGCTGAGTTATGTAGGGGCCATTGAATATCTGGCTGGAAAGTACAATGTTCAGATTGAACAGGAAGGCAAAAAAGAGTATGTAAAACCCTTGCCACGGCTGGAAAAAGTGAGTAAAGAAGTGATAGATTGGTTTGAGAATGACAGGAAAATCAGCAACGATACACTCCTGCGAATGAAGATAACTGAAAGCAGGGAGTTCTTTCCACAACTCAAACAGGAATCACCTGCCATTTGCTTCAATTATTTCCGTGATGATGAATTAGTGAATATAAAATACCGTGGCAAAAAGAAATCATTCAAGCTGGAAAAAGATGCAGAACTGATTTTTTACAACCTTGATGCCATTAAAGGTGAAAAGGAAGCGGTGATTGTGGAGGGAGAGATTGATGTACTGACTATGTTGGAATGCGGAATTTACAATTCTGTGGGTGTTCCTAATGGCACTGCAAAAGGCAACCTGCAGTTGCAGTACCTGGATAATTCATGGGAGGCATTTGAGAAACTTGAACGGGTGATTATCTGTGTGGATGATGATGAGGTTGGAAGATTGCTCAAAGAGGAATTAGGCCGCAGGATTGGCAAGGAAAAATGCAAGGTGGTCACGTACCCGGAAGGATGCAAGGATAGCAATGAGGTTCTTTGTAAGATTGGAAAAGATGCTGTCCGTGAGTTAGTGAGTACTGCAAAAGACTGGCCGATTGAAGGTATTATCCCTATGGATGATATGTTTGAAGAGATCCTTTCTTTCTATGACAACGGTTACCCCCCCGGGGCAAAATCAGGCTTCAGTGGATTTGACCCTTTATTAACTTTCTATCCCGGTCATCTGACAATGGTAACTGGTATTCCTGGCCATGGTAAGGATGAGGTCACTAATGAATTGATGGTTGACCTGGCCGTTAATGAGAACTGGAAATGGGGAGTATTCAACTTTGAGGAGCCAGCTTCCATACACGCTACAAAGTTGATTGAGAAGTTTAAAAAGAAGGCTTTTTCCCATAGAAAAAACCCTGATGACAGAATTAGCAGGAGGGAGTTTGAACATGGAGTTGTATTGGTGGAACAGCACTTTCATTTTGTCAATATTTCGCAGGTAGATGTAACGATGGATGGCATTTTGAAAAAAGCGAAAGAGTTGGTGAAGCGGCACGGAATTAAAGGCATTATCATTAATCCGTGGAACTATTTGGAGCATAAGAAAACATTCGGACAAAGTGAGACTGAATATATCAGTGAGATGCTTACAATGCTTTGCAATTTCCTTTGGAAGTACGGCGTGCATTGTTTTCTCGTTGCACACCCTTACAAAATGCCAAAGGATAAAAAGACTGGTAAGTATGAAGTGCCGACACTGTATTCAATCAACGGTTCTGCACACTTTTACAATAAGACACATAACGGACTTTGTGTGTACAGGAATTTTGATACTGGCATCACTGATATTTATGTGCAAAAAGTGAAGTGGTACTGGCTCGGGCATGTAGGGTATGCCTCCTATTCATTCAACGTCAATACCCGGCAGTTTTCCTTCCTTGAAAACTCGTTGAGGCAAGATAATCAGGTAAGTGATTTACCGGGCAATTTCAAACCGATAGCACAGTTGCAACAATCAAATTTTTATGAATCAGAAAAACATAATGATGAAAAAACAACAGAAGACCTTCCGTTCTAAATTGGTATTGAAACCAAAAGAAGAGGCTATTCATTCACAGGTTGCAAAGTACCTGAAACTGCAATATCCAAAGATATTGTTTAGAACTGACTATGCTGCCGGACTTCGTATGACTATAGGCCAGGCTGTTAAGCACAAGAAAATACAACAAGGCAGGGCATGGCCAGATCTGTTCATTGCCCATCCATCTGGAGGTTATCACGGCCTTTTCCTTGAATTAAAAAGAGATGTCAGTGAGATTGTGAATAAGAATGGGAGCCTGAAAAAAAGCGACCACTTGGACGAACAACGGTCAATGATAGCCCACCTGAATCAGATTGGGTATAAGTCGGTATTCGCTTGCGGTTTTGACCATGCAAGATCAATTATTGATGAATATTTAAAAACTGAAAAATGAAAGTAATATCACTACTTCAACCCTGGGCCAGTCTTGTGGTAATCGGGGCAAAGAAAATTGAAACAAGAAGCTGGAATACAAAGTACAGAGGCCCTCTTCTTATTCACGCAAGTAAACGATGGGATTGGGAATTGAATGATATTGTTGGAAAGATTGGAGCTGATGCTATTTTGAGGCAAGCCGGTTATCATGCTTTAGCTCCAGTAAAAGGTAAGCCAAAAACAAATCTTCCACTTGGTGCTATTATTGGAAAAGTGAATATGGATAGAACAATTCCTTTTAATGAGCAATTTCAAATGGAAACTGGTAAAGTTCTTTCAAATCAGGAGCTTGATTTTGGCGATTACTCTCCGGGAAGATATGGGTGGATTTTATCTTATCCTGTAAAATTTAATCACCCAATACCTGCCAAAGGCAGTCTAAGTATTTGGGACTTTCAATTCCCCGGACGTGACGAAAATCATATCCTCCAATGTGATTCCTGTGGCTACACCGCCTGCAATGATGCTTTTGGATTACATAAAATGAATATAGATACGGAAGGCGAAGATTGGGACGTATGGTGTCCAAAATGCGAAGGGCGGGAACAAACCTTAATCATTGACCAATTGCCTTGATAGTTACTTGTCCACAAGTCAAAAAAATCAGCATACAAATGAGGAAACACCCGAATAGAACCGTTTCTTAGCCTTAACAAAATAAATTAATCATGCCAGACAATACAAGCCTTCCAGATGCTTTAAATCCACAGTTTCTATTCCAAATGACAGCCACGCAACTACTTAGTCAAATAGTTTCAGGGGAAATAGACCCTAAAGAACTGGCATGGCAAGAGCTTAAAAACAGGGGACTTGATGCTTCAGGTAAATGGGTAGGGTTTGGTGAGGGAAGGTGTGAAAAACCCTTCTAAAAAATAATTAAAAAAAACTTGTTTAAATATTTGGAAATGGTAGAAATATTACTACCTTTGATAAGTCAATCAAAAACAAGTTCTTTATGAAGTCAAGCGAATTACACAGGTTAATCCTGCGAAATGGGTGGAAGCACATTAGAACAAGCGGCAGCCACTACATTTACGAAAAGGATGGCCGGACTTACCCGGTTCCTTATCACGGAACGAAAGAAGTCGGCAAAGGAATTGAAATGAAAATCAAAAAAGAGATGGGGTTGAAATAAACCCCATCTCTAAAACTAAAGCAAATGAAACAGGTAAAAATCATAATTGAAAGAAGTAAAGATGCTTATTGGGCATACGCTGAAAAACTTGAAGGAGTTAGCGGCGTTGGTGATACAGTTCAGGAAGCCAAACAATCAGCTTTGAAAGGCATAGAGATTCAAAAACAATTGGGCAATATTCCTGATAAAGATTATCAGGTAGTATTTAAGTTTGATACACAAAGCCTGTTGAACTACTATAACAAAATATTTACCAATGCAGCACTCGAAAGAATGACTGGTATAAACCAGAAACAAATCCAGCATTATGCCACTGGCTTAAAAAAGCCACGGCCAACACAAACAAAAAAAATTGAAACTGCCTTACACAGATTAGGTAGTGAACTTATGGCTGTAGAACTTTAGTTTTTGATTGACGTTAAAAACTTTCTATGCCAGACCCACCTGAAAGGGTGGGTTTTTTAATATCTTCAAATCATGCTAAGACAATTTTTCAGAGACCTTTTAAAACTCATCCTTATTTGGATAACATTGGGGGTTGGCACCGGTCTGATTGGTGTACTGCTGATGCTACTCAGTAACATCTAACATAACTAAATATCAGTTAAATACGCTAATTTTGAGATGTCATAACAAGACACTCAATTTTATGCAGCTATCCGAATCTCAACAACTTATATCCCGGATAATTAAGACCGAGCCTATTGGCTGGAAAGACCTTCAATTTATCCAGCAAGACACTTTCAAAGAATGGGTTGAAAGTGGAGATGAGAAGCTATTCCGATCCCTGCTCAAATACCAATTCGTTGACCCATTTAAATTATGGGAGAAAGATGGCAAGTTGTTTTGCCTGGACGGGAAGCACAGATGGAAAGACTTACACAAGGCCATCGAATTGGGTATTGATATTCCTGAATTGCTCCCAGCTACTTTTATTGATTGCAGGGATGAAAAAGAAGCCGCTGAGTTGGTTCTTATTTATTCGTCCCGGTATGCCCAAATCACACAACAGGGTTTGTTTGACTTCATTCAACAGTATGAACTGGACTATGGAGATATAAAGCAGCACATGGATATTCCAGATTTTTCAACAGATAGGTTTGAGCAAAAGTTCGACCTGTTCCAGGTTGGTGAAGCGGAAGAACCAGAAGCTGAAACAGATGGGGATTTGATTGTTAAGATTGGAGATTTTTTTGATATAAACGGGCATAGGATTATTTGTGGTTCATTCCTTGAGCCATTAGTCCAGTCCTCCCTAATGGATGGCCGGAAGGCACGAATACTAATCTGTGACCCGCCGTACAACTTACCAGCTAATTTCTTTACGAATAAGGATGAAAAACGGCACAAGAACTTTGCAATGGGTGCCGGGGAAATGACAGATGAGGAGTTTGTACTGTTCCTTGAATCAATAATGAGGGCAGGATTACTACACACCGTTGAAGGTTCGATACATTACATATTCATGGATTGGCGGCACGTTTGGCACATGACAGAGGCCGGCCGCCGGGTGTACGGTTCAGTTGTGCCAAAGCAGCTTTGTGTCTGGAATAAGGATATGATGGCTAATGGTTCATTCTACCGGGCAAAGCATGAGCTTTGTTTTGCGTTCAGCACACCGCAATCTAAAGCACTTTGGAACAAAGACTTGTTAGACCATGGCGGATTCTATAAAGACGAAAATGAGCTTGTATTCATCTTTAAGGCCGGAGATGACGATGTTAAACACCTGTCCCACCTTGACCTTGCAGATAGGATTCGTACAAATGTTTGGGACTACCCTTCTGCTACCAGCATTGCCAATCCTGACAGGTACGAGCTTAAAAACCATCCTACTCCTAAACCGGTACGGATGATAGCGGATGCAATACTGGACACCACTAATGAAAAAGATATTGTGATTGACTGGTTTCTTGGTTCAGGTACCTGCCTGATAGCCTGTGAGCAAACCGGCAGGTATTGTTATGGCAGCGACATTGAGCCAAGGTATATTCAGTCAATAATTAAGCGATACCTGTCCTTTTGTGATAAGAAAGGCATTGAGGTTAATTTTGCACATTTAAACGGCAATTTAACCATCAATGAATTTACCAATGAACAATCAATTACCAACTAACGAAAAATTGAAGATTATGGCAGACACTGCAAAACACTTAAACGACATGATTCAGAAAAGGTTAAATAACAGGGTTGAAGCTCTGAACACCCTTGAATCATCCCCGATGGATAACCTGCCGGACGAAGTGAAAAAGATGAGGGAGATTGAAGCAGGCAAGATACGGGCGGTTATGCAGGAACAAAAAGACCTGATTGAGATTGTAAAAATACTTTTCCCTGATGCCTAACATTGATAACATAGAATGGGACAAACGTATCCGTATCGTTCAGGAGTGGCTGATTGATGATTGGTCATCTACTGATATTATTGCCCAAATAAATAACAAATGGGGTATTGAGGAACGTCAGGCAAAAAGGTATATATCTGAAGCAAGGAGCAAGTGGAATGAAGATGAAGATGAGTTGATAAAGCAGAAGCGAAAAAGGAAAGTTGCTAAACTGCAAAAACTTTCTCGTTCACTTGATAAAAAATTTATTGGCACTCCCGCTGGTATTCGTTCTATTTTATCAGTAGAAAAAGAACTAATAAATCTTGAAGGACTAAGACCAGCTACTAAAGTAGAATTGACCGGGAAAGATGGCCGACCTATTCAAACAGAAAACACTTCCGTTCTGCTTGTCTTACCTACCAATGGAAGGGAGTTGAATCATGAACAACCAAAAAGTAATTAAGCCACAGGATGGTTTTCAGGTCCAGTTCCTATCTTCCCAAGCTGATATCGTTATCGGTGGTGGGGCGGCAGGTGCCGGTAAAACATTTGCCGAATTATTAGAGCCACTCAGGCACAAAGATGTTTCCGGATTCAATGCTATATTTTTTCGTCGTACAACTGTACAGATTCGTAACCCTGGTGGGTTGTGGGATGAATCATCTGAAATGTATCCACACTTTCAGGCTTCTTCAAACTCACAACATCTGGAGTGGAACTTTCCATCAGGTGCTTCAGTTAAGTTTGCACATTTGGAGCATGAAAAAAACATATACGACCATCAGGGGGCGCAATACTGTCTTATCATATTCGATGAGTTAACCCATTTCACTAAAAAACAATTCTTTTACCTACTCTCCCGTAACCGTTCCACTTGTGGTGTGAAGCCATATATCCGGGCAACCTGTAACCCAGATCCAGATAGCTTCGTTGCTGATATGATTGAATGGTGGATAGATGGTGAATCCAAGCTACCCAATGGTGAAACGAATCCGAGGTATGGTTATCCAATACCTGAAAGAGCTGGTGTAATCAGATATTTTGTTATTGATAAAGAGAACTTCATTTGGGGTGATACAAAACAAGAAGTGATTGATAAAGCACCTCACATTTTCAGTAATCCGGCTTTTGAAAATATTAATCACAACGACCTGATAAAATCAATCACTTTCATTCCGGGTAGTATTTATGGCAACAAAGAATTGATGTCAAAGAATCCTGAGTACCTGGCTAACCTAATGTCACAGGATGAAGATGAGAAGTCAAGACTATTGGATGGCAACTGGAAGATGAGAGTGGATGAGTTATGTATTTTCCAGTATGCCAGTATTGAAGGTTTATTCAGCAACCTCTACCCTTCCAATACTGCCAACAGATATATTACTTGCGATGCTGCCAGATTTGGGAATGACCTGACAACAATATTTGTCTGGTATGGATGGAAGGTTGTAAAACTGGTAGTTATAAGTAAGTCCGATGCACAAGAGATTGTAAATGCCATTGAAAAGGAACGGGAACGGCATTCAATCATTAAGGGCAAAGTATTGGTTGACCAAGATGGAGTTGGAGGCGGTGCAGTTAAGTTGGGTAATTATGTAGGATTTTCGGGCGGCAATGTTGCACTTGTTGACCCGTCTATCAAACAAAAGGAGAATTACAAAAATCTGAAAACACAATGCTATTACCGATTTGCCGAAAGAGTGAATAATGACGAGGTGAGTCTGCCATTGTCAAATGACAATGTGGTTGTGGATGGTGTTTATTCTGTTAAGATGAAACTCAATGATAAAGTAGTTGATGTGAGGGACCTGATTAAACAAGACTTAAGGGCTATAAAGAAAAAGGAGAAGGACGATGAAGGCAAGAAACAGATTAACAGTAAGGATGAACAAAAAGCCTTTCTAAAAGGTCGTTCACCCGACTTTGGTGATGGCATGATGATGAGGGAATACTTTGAATTCAGGTCTGGCAACCTGGTCAAGGGGAAGCCAACCAGCTCCATTCTGGATGCCATTTAACCATAAATTAGCGATAATAAATAATTTTCAATTAAAAAAACTATTTTTGATAGTCGTTATTATTCATCAAAAATTCTAAACTATGTCACAAGATAAGTTCAAATCCGAAGTAACTACCACTGTTGAATTGCTTACTACCACAAAGCAGGCAGTGGAGGAAACACTCACAGATCCCCGTACCACTCAATTAAAAGTAAGGGTCGTTGAGAACTTGAGACAGCAAATCAATTTCCTTTCAATGAGGGTCGGGTTGCCAGGAGTGCAGGAAAATAAGGCACCTAAACCTGAACCGATCACTAAAATGTTCGGTAAGGATGTCAGCAGTGTAACGAAACAGGAACCGGCTGCCACACCCGTAAAAATTGACACACCAGATGAAGTGGCCGCCAATGAACTCAAATTAAAAGTTGACCAGCTTTATCCTGATTTTGTGAATATTGAAACAGATGCCATTCTTGACACCTATGCAGAAATTGAAATCCGTGGAGTGGCAAAAAGGGCTGGGTTGCCGGTGACGGAAACACATCCAACAAAGATTGATGCTGCATTTGTCAATCAGGTAAAAGAAGCAATTTCAAAAAAAGAACAATTGGAAGCCGGTGCTAATCCATTGACAGAAGAACAAAAGTTTGAGCTGGAGTTTGAATTGGAAGAGTTAACAGAAAAGCTTAAAACAGCTACTCCTGAACAAGCTCCAATACTTCAAAAAAGAATTACTGAAATAAAATCACAACTCGGTTAATGATTCTTCTGATAAATGATATTGAAAAGAAAATTCCCTTTGAACTGGCAGAGATAACACTCGGCCAGTTCATTGAGTATTATGACAGGTACGGCCGTGACCTTGATAGCAAGCTGGATGAGTTGATTGGTAAGGTGTATGAAAACGAAGATGAAAAGGAATTTAATCAGGAGCTTAACATCAATACACACATTGATGAAGAGTGCATTGCGTGGGTGAGCTTTTGGACTGGTTTCTCTTTTGAAGACATAAAGGATAAGCCGGACATACTTCCAGTACTAACTGAATACAGGAAATTCAGGCAGCAACTAAAACAGAGTGAGGATGCTTCAAATACCTATCCTTCCATTATTGAATGGGAAGGGTGTCAATGGGAAATACAAGACTACGCTTTGACACCGTCCAACGGAATGACATTCAATGAGGTTATTACATCAAAAGAAGTCATTCGTCAGGTTCATGCACTTGGAAAAAAGAAATGGGATGCACTACCCTATTTGTGTGCAATATTCCTTAGAAAAACAGGAGAGCCATTCAATGATGAATTTGTGCAGGACGGAAGTGAGAGGCTAAAAATTATGCAGTCACTGCCAATGAGCCATGCCATTCAGGTAGCTTTTTTTTTGAGCAGTTGTGTGAGTACCTGGATGGACATTTCGCAGTATTTAAAAGAGGAGGCGGTGACGGAAAGCCAGAACTCACAGCACACTTTGAAGAGTGGGGTTGGATAAATTTCCTTTCCTCCATTGCAGAAACGAAAGTATTTGATATACCAGGCGAAGGATTAGACAGCATTGAATGTGCCAAAAGAGCAAAGGCATTTAAGGTACTGATCTATGCGAGTGAAAAACGGGATTATCAGGTAGCTCTTAATGAAGCATATAAAACACAATAATATGACCAGACAACAACAAGTACAATTTGCCAACGAGTTCAACAAGGAGCTTGAAAAAATGACCGTTTCATGGACGAATGATTTACGGGACTGGCATCCTATTGCAATGAGGGCTTTGGATTTTGCATCTGCCCTATCACTTAATATTCCACAGAAGCATTATAGCCGTTTGTTTGATCAGGAAACGCATGGCCTGAATATGAATGTAGTTGCCCTTCTTGCGAACAACATCGAGGCACGAACTCCTGTTGAAATGGGTGTAAACGCTAAGAAGTGGAATGATATACTTCAGTTAAACCAGCGCATTGCAGACCATTGGGAAGGACTGGCGAAGCCAATCCGGGAAACGGTTGCCAAACGGATGCAGCTTATGGAAGGTACAGGAGTTAAACCAATTATCGGAGGATTACAAGCAGAAGCGTAATGGACGAATTATTTATATACGACAGAGATAAGGGGTTGTTCAAAGAGATATTGAAGCAGTCAGTTGTGATTGGTGGCAGGTATCATGTTTCTGCCAATTACGGCCATGATCTCAATACTAACAATCTTGAGCAATTTATTAAAGACCCCGCCAGCGGTTTAACAGATGCAGGTCAAAAGTACCCTGCCTGCGTGTGTATAACTCCAAAAAGCCGCATTATCTCCATAAATGGGAATAAATGGGAGGAGTTCTATTTCTACCTGTACTTTATCTGTACAACGAATTACACCGGGCAAAACAAGATAAAAAGCCTTGACCCTTCCACCAACGCAAGCAGTCATCATGTTTGGTATGACTGGAAGGATATGAAGGAATGCGCTGTTAACTTTCTTGAACTGCTTAAAAAGGTACAGAAAAAGCCAGTTGATTACAATGGCAATCCGGTCCCGCTCGGTTCGGTATTCAATACTGATACAGAAAAAGCTGATATAGTCAGGTTGACTAAATTCAATAATGACAAAGTGAGCGGGGTTGGCTTATACTTTTCCGCATACCTATTGGCAGACACCTGCAACCTGCAGGACTATAGCGCCGAGGCGATTGATAACATAACTATTCCATCTCTATCCATTCACCTATTGCATAAACATTGATGAATATATATCAACAAATAGCAGGCAAAATACCGGCCAATATCAAAAAGATAATACTGGAAGAGGGCTTTATTGACAAAGCAGTAAATGTGATGGAAATAAATACTCCAATGGAATACCTATTTGATGTGTATGAGGAGTTTGTTGATGTATCAGGCGAACATGACGACTGGAGCTGTCACAAGTGCCGGGAATTTGTCTTACAGGAATGGAAAAAAATTAAACCTTTTTTGAATTGAATCTTGACAGTAAAAATATCAATGTCCTGATTATGGACGAAGTTAAAAAAGAGCTTCGTTTACAAGGCCACTATGCTACTGGCGAACTGGAAGATTCTATGAAAGGCTATGATGCTGAATTAAAAAATGAGAACCTTTTACAGGCTTATGCCCTAATGTATATAAAAGAATTGGAGTTCGGGGTGCCGGCCGCCAAGATTAAACTATCAGAATCGGAATTCCAGAACCTCCGTAAGTGGACAAAAGTAAAAGGACTGGCAACCAACGAAGCCGAAGCTACACAGATAGCAGCGGCAATTGTCCGTACCTGGAAACGGGAAGGCAAGCCATCGCCTGGCTCACGGGAGTTTAGCCAAACCGGAGATGTGTTAGGCGCCATCAAAACAACATTTGATAAAAACGAAGAATTGTTTTCCGATTTAATACTTGATGAGGTGGCAGATGAAGTAGACAAAAGTTTTTCTCAACTAAAAAGCGAAACGATCTAATGGCTATCGTATCCATATTACAACAACCGGCCGGAAACGCATTAAACGCAGCATATCGGCCAACAATACTTAAAACAGTTGCAACAAGAACGGACGGAAACCCTGTTCCACCTGTTGTTTATTGTGATATTTACATCGGAGGTACATTCTACAAAACTCTTAGCAAAACACAATACAGTTCACTGTCTGTAGGTGACAGCGAATGGACTTTTGATATATCAGATGCTTTACAAGAGGTCCTTTCATATAGCGTTCCGGCTTATGGCGAGTCACTGATAAAACTGCTTAGCTCCTGTTTCAGGCAGGTATATGTAAAATTCAGAAGCAGCGGTTTTGATGCAGCCGGATTCATTTTACCAGAGGGAACTGCACCAGTGCAGGGTACAGGAAGTAATCCGCCTGTAGCCGGAACCGGAACACAAAGCAATACATTCTATGTTATCAATTCAACCTTGCAGCATACAGAATCTCAGGACCTAGCTACTCATTTGAACTCCATGAAAACACTAACATGGTCAGGTAATGCTTACCCTCTTACACACAGGCCTCGAAAGTATAAAATCTGCAATGGTGACAACGATTATTTCCCCATAATTTACATGGGTGCAGATGGATTAGCTGGCATCTCAATTGATTTTTCTTATGATGGCATTTCAACAGCAACGCTGGACTATACTTATCCTCCCGGTGAGCTTCCTGCAATATCAGGTAAAGGAGTGTACAATATTCCGAACGGTCCTGTAAATCTTGCGCCACTTTTCCCATCCGTTGATTGGAGTGAGGTAAAAAAGTACACTGTTTACGTTAAAAATATAATCGGCAACACTATCGCATCCTGGCAGAATGAAATGGGTTGCTGCTGTAATTCTGACAGGGTAAGGCTTCACTTTTTGAATTACTTGGGTACGTTTGATTCGATAAACTTTGAGAAGCCTAAAATATTGCACGAAGCAACAGCAGGTGAATATATCAAATCATTAAAATCACCATTAGCTACATCTGATAGTGGAAGTGAAAGATTCAATGTAAAGGCCAATGATACTTATGAAGGAAAAAATAAGTGTTACACTGAAATAGATATGAAGTGGGTGCAGGAGTTGATTGATTCGCCTAAAGTATTCTCTGAATACACTCCTCAACCAGGTGCGCCAATTACAAATTATTTCTACCCTGTTGTAATGCTAAATGGCAAATTGGATAAACAAAAAAATGACAGGGAGTTTATTTATGACTTCATTGCTCAATTTAAATTATCAAATGATTTTATTACAATCCGCAACTGATGGCAGACGAACGCTACTTAAATATATCTATTGGTGGTAAGCAGGTGCAAGTAAAGTCACCCGAAGACATTCCTATTGCCATTGACTACTCACTGGAAGACCCTGACAACTTCCAAAAAAAGAAATCCGCTGAATCATTCAATGTAAAAATACCCGCTAATCCAACTAATGACCAGTTGGCAAACACATTTTGGAATCCGGATATTAACGACCTCACTTCCGGGGAGGTTTTTCGGTCACATCAACCGGCTATTATTGAAGCAGGTGGACAGGAGATATTGGTAGGGAAAGCTTTTCTGGTAAGTGCCAGCCATACTATTCGACCGCAGGAATATGAGTTCAATTTTTATGGGGATAATGCAGATTGGCTTGTTGACCTGAAAGAAGCAACATTATTCGACTTTTTAAAACATATCAATTTCACTTTTAACCAAGCCAACATAATTAACTCTTGGGTATTCGATGGAACGAATGAAGCGTTGCCGTATGTTTTTGCGCCGGTAAGATACCGTGATAAATTTGACCCGGTAAATCAAAAGGATGATAATGTGGCTCCAATCTATATGAAGCCATCCATTAGTAAGTATTGGATTATCTATTGGGCTTTCAAATCACTGGGGTATAGAATACAGTCAAATTTCTTTAGTCTTCCATATTTCAGGCGGCAGGTTATGCCCTGGACATGGGGTAGTTTTCTAACATCTGAGGGAACGAGATTTGAGATACATAAATTCAGGGCTAAGAGCCTACAGGATGTATTCTATGAAGGCTCAAATGGTTCAACAAGTATTATTTGGGACTTAATGGTATCAGACGATTTCAGCCCGGGAATGTACGACAACAACAATACCGTTCCGAATGGTGATTATACCTATAGCACTCCATTGAAAGAGATGAAGTGGAAGTATAATACACCTCATTACGGTACATTAGAATCCACTTTCAGCATGACCATAAGCTATGACCTGTTTGCTTCCGGTAACTCAACTGTGGAAATGAGAGTGCAGTGGAGAAAGAATGGTGTTCAGTTTGATAGTGGATGGGGAGCCTATAATGGTAATGGTAATTTGATTGCACAAAGAACATCTTCCGGCGTGGGTGGAAGTCTGGTTGAAGTTAAGGAAATGTTTGCAACAGCAACAGTTAATCCAAACGATGAGATTACAGCCAAGATTTACCTCTACATATTTGAATCAAAAATAGGCAATGCATCGGCCAAGGCTAATATCCTGCAATTCCAATTGGACTATTTCAGGATTCCTTTGGGTGGTGTTATTGATTTTGAGAATTACACCGGATTCAAGAAATACAAATTCCTTGATTATCTCCGTGGAATTATAGATGAGTTCAATCTGTCCGTCAACACAGACCCTGTTAACAAGGTTGTTTATTTTGAACCTACACATCCATATTCTACCAATAATTCATTAATAGCTACTCAGCCGGGTTACTTTAAAAATGATTTCATTGACTGGAATGGCAAAGAAGACCTGAGTAAGGAGTGGAAAATGGATAATTACAGCGATTATGAGAAGGAAGTTTTATTCAGGTATAAGAATGACAACAATGATGGTATCCTGAAAAAAATAACAGACAGAAACATCACCACTCTCGCAGCCAGTAAGTATATTTTCCCTGACAGGTTTAAAGCCGGTAATAAAGAAATTGAAAACAGGTTTTTTTCTGCTGTGATGCACTGTGAGTTTGACCAGTGGAAAGATATTACAGGCATATCGCCTCAGCTCATCTGTCTTATACCGGAAAACATAAGCAACACCTCCAACAGTGAGGCAGGAAATACATTTGTTCCAAAGTCATGTTATTACAAAGGCAATATTGCCGGAGTAGGGGGTTGGAAATTTGACGGTGCAACTTATGCCACACTCCCATTTATGTTTGCTGTCAATTATAAAAATGGAGGCGAAAACGATCCTATACTTTCTTACTCGGATGAAAAGATAGGAAGCAATATTGGATATGGTCTGTTGAAAAGGTTCTACTGGCAAAGAATGGCCATAATGCGTAATGGTCAGTTCTATAATACATGGTTCAGGCTAAAAAATGCAGATGTGGCCGGGCAGTTACACCGGGAATACAAATCATTCGGAGGCCATCGTTGGGAGCTTATACAAATCAAGGACTATTTGCCATTGAAAGATGTAAGTACTTTTTGCCTGTTAAGAAAGTGGGCTGCTGTTTCAACTGATGACCAGGATAATACTTACCCATCTGGCGACAGCGTACTTAACGGAACCGTCAATGGTGATTATGATACTAAGTATGCACAACTAAAATGTTTAACCACAGATATTCCTTCATAATATGGCACAAACAAAAACACTTGAACGGATATACAATCTGAAAGTATTGGGCGGCGATAGTGCTGTGAAGATTGTAGATAATTTAAGCAAACATATTACCTCACTTGACAATAAAGTAAAGCAGTTAAAATCAGTTGGCTCAGCTGTAGCTGATAATATCAATAAAGGGCTTAGTGATTCTGTTAAAAATACCGGCGCAACTACAACGGCCATTGGCTTGCAAAAAACGATGACTAAAGAGATAGCTAATCAGCGCATTGAACGGGAAAGGCTAAACAAAGAAATAAAATTGCAGGCTCAGCTGGATGCCTCTGAACGTAACTCATTACAAAGGGCTCAGTTACTAATCAATAAATACACTCTTGAAAAAAAGAAACTCAATCTTGCCACAGAGGAAGGAAGGAGGCTGAATGAAAGCTACAATAAGGCTATTGAGAAAGCAAACAATTTTATACTTAAGAATGCTGATGCCGAAACCTTAAGGACAAAGAATATAGGTAATTACAAAGTAGTGGTGCAGGGGTTAACTCCTGAAATTGAAAAAGCCGTTACCGCTTTTGAACGGGCAAATCAACGAGCCACGCAATTAGAACAAACTCTTGGCAAGACACACCCGGCGGCAAAGGCTGCAAGAGCGGAGTTTGAAGGAATGATCAGGCCGCTGGAGAATGCCGGTGTTCAAATTGAAAAAGTGGCATTCCAATCAACAAGGGCGGCGCAGGCGCAATTTTCCATGCAGCAGGTACTTCGGGAAACGCCTTCACTTGCCAACGGTGTAAATGTTTATTTTTCAGCAATCTCAAATAACCTTCCTATCCTGGCAGATAATTTCAAAGCATTGAGGACTGAGTTAGGAAGTGGCAGGGCAGCTTTTAATACAATACTTAAAAGTGTATTCTCATTTCAGACTGGTTTGCTATTGGGGCTAACTATACTGACTGTCTATGGAAAGGATATTGCTAATTGGGTATCTGGATTGTTCAAGGGTTCAAAAGCCTTAGATGATATTGCTATTAAGCAAAAACTGTTTAATGAAGTTCAGGAAAAAGCAAAAGAAGGAGCTTCCTCACAGTTAGCTACGCTTGAACAATTGTATAAAACAGCGACCAATGCAAACATCCCATTAAAAGCAAGGAAAGAGGCGGTTGATGAGTTACAGAAAACATTTCCAGCATACTTCAAAAACCTGAAAGATGAGATTATACTTAATGGTCAGGCTGAACAATCATACAACAAACTCAGAACAGCCATTTTACTTTCAGCAAGAAGTGAGGCTATCAAAGATTCATTAAAGGAACTGTTTAAAAAGAATCCAACTCTCCAATTGTTTAATAAGGAGGAAGCTGATAAACAGAATAAGGAGATGGCTGAAGCTCAAAAACAACATTTTGAAAGCAGGAAAAAGTTCAATAAAGAAATGGCTGATCTGCAACGTGGAGATTTAAGAGATCAGACTGGAGTGACTGCACAACTCAACAGGCCGCTAAATCTCACTCCTATTGTAGAAACAGAAGAGCAGAAGAAACTAAAGGCATTGCTTGAA